GCCCAAAATAATGGGTTATCACAATTGTTTCCTAAAGTAGAGGCTGCGGGAAAAATAAGAATATTTGCTTTAGTGGATTCCATAACACAAACGTTTATGGATCCCCTGCATAAAGTTCTTTTTGAATTCTTGAGAGAGATCCCTAATGATGGGACTTTCGATCAAGAAGCATCAGTAAATCGATGTAAACAAAAAGTTCTTTCTTCAGGAAAAGCATGATCCTTTGATCTTTCTGCAGCTACTGATCGTCTGCCGGCTAGAATTACTGCTCAGTTGATTGAGTCTCTTATTGGTATTACGGGCTTATCAAAAGCCTGACTATCAATAATGACTGCTCGAGGGTTTTCCAACCCATGGGAGCATTATCTTCTTGAGCTGGCCTTGCAGTGACACACCATTTCTTAGTCCAATACTGTTGATTACAGTTAGGTAAAAGGGGATGATGTGAACACTACGAGGTACTAGGTGATGATATAGTTATTTTTAACGAAGAACTAGCAACAGAATACTTAGCTCTTTGTACAGGTTTAGGTATGGAGATTAACTTATCCAAATCTATCTCTGCGAAAGATCGTCAAGTGTTTGAGTTTGCTAAAAGAACCGTTATAAATGGGATCAATGTATCACCGATTTCATTTAAACAGTTACTAAGCCAGTCTGCCTTGGGTTCACGGGTTGCAGATGCATTCCGTTGACTCCAAGAAGGGTTGATTACTAATTTGTTTCAGTTGAACACCGTGCTTTCCAAGCATGGGACTTCACGCCTAGAGCAGAAAGCTCTAGGTATGGAATCTGTGACATTACTAGGTCTATTAGCCAATAAAGGCATGATAGAGCATAGAATGGTAATACGCGCTCTAGTCAAACCCAAAGGGGTTATCGACTGAAGTAGGGAAGAATTAAATCTCCCTATCAGAGCGTTATTACTACAGATTCTTAATCTTTTCTCAGGGAAAGCTGATTTGAGTTTCCCTTTTACAAGGGAAGACTCATGGGCAATATCCGAAGAAATCGAAAGACTTTTAGTCTTCTCAATTCTAAGGTCTTGCCACCGAATGGTGGTGAGGTCATTAGATTTAGTGACGAAGTTGCGTAACTCCGGGTATTCTCTTGTTACTAATCCTTTAAAAGATGCTGATTGAAATAAACAGCTCTTGGATTGATGACAAGGGAACGTTCAACCGTCTTTAGGGCCTGGTTTTGGTCGATTCATGAAAGGGCCACCTGCTATAATGGCAGATGCCTCTCTTGTCTCGGTTAAACTAGTTTTAGAAAATTATCTAAACTTTGAGTAATCCTTTCAAACGAAAGAAGATCACGCAATGTTTGGTGTTTCTCTAAAAAATGCCTTAAAGCTTCACGATTGGACCATTGCCCATGTAACTAATTTGGATTTGGATAGCAAAAAGCATATTACGTATGAAACAGAAGTTTCAATGCTAATAAATTTTCTAAAACTTCTCGTTAATGAGGGGTTTATAGCTGATTTAGAAGCAGGAAAAACTGTTGACGTCTCAACTGCGGATTCGTGAAGAAGTTACTTCACACCGTTTTGAGCCGATCATGCGAATAGTCTTATTGACGAAGCAAATAAACAAACGAGCTAGATGGGGCAGCATTTCTGCCATGGACCAAGCGATCTGGAGTCAAGAGTTCACTCTTGGCTTCTTGTCGTTCATCT